CGTGCCGGTCTGGGTTACTCGCCGCGGATCGCAGTCGAGGATGATGCCGCGCTCATCGAGTACCCGGTTGATCTCGGCGATCTGGTCGAGTTGCGCGTCGGGGTCATAGCCCTGTTCGGCGATCGCCTGGCGCAGGGTGAGCGTGCCGGTTCTCAGCCGGTTTAGCGTCGCCACCGAGTCCTTGTAAGGGTCGACGCTGCCGAATCCCGGCGGGGTCCACTCAGCGGGGACGGGGTCTGGATCATTGATGACGCCGGCGACACTCGCAATCTGTGCGAACCGCTGCCACACCGGCGTGCAAAACATCGGGATGAAAGTCAGCCAGCGGAAACCCTCAATGCCATTGCGAAAGCTGAGGAGCCCGGCGCGATAGCTCGAATAGTTCACCCGCGAGAGGTCGCCGGTGAGTTGCTCGTAAGTCAACTGCAGGCCCGTCGCGATTTGCGCCTGCTTCGCGGCGATGAAGTCGCGATAGCCAGCCGACGCCGACGGTGCCGCAAACGAAATCTCTTCGCCGGGCTTGAGGTACTCGATCATGCCAGGCTCGAAACTCTCGACCCGCTTGCCCGTGGCAGGATCCGGCGTGGCCGGCGCGATGGTTGGCCCTTCCGGCCCCTGCGGCTGCGTGACGAACGCAGCAAAGCAGGCCTCGATCTTCTTCCGAACCAGTTCGGCTTCCTCGTACTCGTCGAGATCGCGGAGCGTGACAATGACGGACGCCAACCACGGCACCCCGCGGACTTGGCCGGGCCGGTCCTTCCTGTAGATGTGGAGAACCTCGGACGACGGCACGCGAACGGACTGCAACCCTGCCCCACCACGGACGCCTGTCTGCACGATATCGCCCGGGTGCTGCCCAAACAGCCAGTAGTAGAGGCGCCGCCCGACCAGGTCGAACTCTACGCCCTGGATGATGTAGCCTGAGGCTGTCTTCTGCGTCTTCGTTTGGTCGAGGAAGTCCGGTTCCAGCACCTGCAATTGCAGTGGGATCGCCAAACCGTCTCCTGCGCGGCGTTGCCGGAAGCGAACGAGGCACTCGCCGCTCTCGAATACGGTCCTTGCCACAAGCGCCTGGATGCCCGAGAAGTCGAGTTGCCCATCCGCATCGCATTGCTCCGCCCAAACGGACCAGGCTTCGTTAATTTGCCGGTCCCGGTCAGGACTTCCGCTGCGTGCCTGCACGGTGATGCCGGTGCCGACCGCATTGCCAACGATCTCTGCCACCGCCCGTGCCGCGTACGCGTTATTCCGGATCAGATCCCGCGAGCGTTCCCGCAGCTTCGACAGCGCCATGCCGATTTCCGCGTTGGCCGAGTTGCCAGCGGTCACCCATCCGCCAGTGCGCCGGTCATTGCGCGCACCTTCATACGCCAGGCGCACCAGATCTGCGGCCCGGCGCGCGCGCAAACGGCGCAGTCCCGCCTCCGGCGAAACCCAGGTGATCGCTTGGTCGAGCCAGTTCATCCTTTTGACGTTTGGGCGAAGCTGAAACGGTCGGTGCTCGTGCCGGCGGAAGCGCTGATGCTCTCCTTGATCACGGCGCGTGCCTGCAGCAGCTCATCCATGGAACGGTAGGTCACCGTGCGATCGCCGAAGCGAACGGTCAACTCACCGCTGGCGATCGCGGCTTCGATGGCATCCAACTGCTGCTGCGTCCAAGCCACCTACGTCCGCCTCCGCTTGAAGTAGAACGTCGCGCGGGTACCGAACTCCCGGACGACAGATACGAGTTCCCACCCTTGGGCGCCATGCTCAGCGAGCAACTCCGCCGACTCCGCGTCGCCTGTGACGACGAGGTATTCCCAGGCGCCCACCTGAGCCTGCGTTTGACTGCGTACTTTCATCGCGACAACCAGTTCTTTCTCCGGTCACCGAGCCACCGCACGCGATCGGGATCGTCGTCGGGCACCGGCAGCGGACGCCCAGTGGCCAGGATCCGGTCGGCTTCGTTGTCGAGCGACAGCCCCATCGAGATGAGCGCCCGCAGAGCGGCGTAGGCATACACGCGCGCATCCAAGGCTTCCTGCCGAACGCCCGGCTTCGGCCGCCATTCCCGCTTCGGCTGGCCCTTCGCGTAGGTCGTGACCAGCACCTCACCAAGAAGCTGCTCGAAGTAGGTCTCCGTGCGCTCGGCCGGAAAGTGCGAGTATCCTGGCGTTCCGGGCGTCGGGTTCTTCAGCCGGCCATAGACCGTCTCCTTGGCCGTATCGGTGCCGACAATCCAGGGCTTCTCACCGCGAATGTTCTTCGACGTCGGCTTTCGTTGCCAAACCGGCAGCGGCCCGCCCTTGCCCTTTACCGCGAAGATCCGCCGGTGATAGCGCGTCCGGCAGAACTCATAGACGGCCTGCGACTCGTACCCTGCGTCGATCGCGCAAGCGGCAACGGGCAGCGAGATGCCGGTCTCATGGGGCCATCGGCGTTCGAGGTAGGTATCCAGTTCCTGCCAAACCAGCGCTCCGGAAGGATCGCCGGGCAGCACTCGGTATTCGATCGACCAGTTCTCCTCACCTCGGCCCCAGCCGACGAGTTCCATCTCGAGGCGGTCCTTTTGGACGTCGACACCGACGGTCAACACCACCGCGCCGAACGGAACGGCCGCGCGGTAATGCTCACGGCGCGCCATGACAGTCGCCTGATCAACCGACGTTTCCGCGGCGTCGTCCCATGGCTCCGCCAACACGGTGTTGACGAACTCCCGCAACGTCTCGATCGACTGCTTGTCGACGAGGAACTTCTTCGCCAGTGCGCCCCACTTGCGCCACGGCGAGTACAGCCCGTTGATCCAGAAGCCCGCGACGTCGGTGACTTCCGGCCGCGCTGCGCGCCACTCTCCAGCCTTCAGCATCTGGTGCTTCTGCCAGTCGTGGATCATCCGCGCGCAGTGTTCGCAGCGGTACTCGGCCTTCTCCGGCGCATCCTTCGGCCAGACGAGGTTGCCCCACGCGAGCACCTGGTAGGCACCGCAGTGCGGGCATGGCACCCAGTAACTCTGCTGGTTCGAGTTCAGCCACGCATGTTCAATGCGCGACGCGCCCTTGGTGGTCGGCGTCGAGCACAACACCACCTTTCGATTCCAGAAGTTCGCCGTCCGCGTGATGGCGAGGTTGACCGGATCGCCTTCACTGCCGGCGCTCGCCGGATACCGGTCCACCTCGTCGAGCAGGCAGTAGCGAATCGACCGCATGGCAAGGCCCGCCGGCGAGTTCGCGGCGGCCAGCGTGATGCTGCCGCCCAGAAACTTCTTGTGCAGGATCGTGTTGTTCGAATCGCGCGACCGTGCATCCGCCACCTTGCCGCCCAACGACGGCGTATCGCGCAGCATTGGGGCAAGCCGGTCCTTGGAGAACGCCTCGGCATCGACCTCACGCGGCTCGACCAGCAGCACTGGGCCCGGATCCAGCTCGATCACGTAGCCGAGGAAGTTTTCGAGCAGCGAACTGTTGTGCGTCGGAATCATCCCCCGGCCCGCCAGGAACAACTGCGACGGGGAATCCACTGCCAGACAGCGCACTGGAACCGATGAGACGGGTTCGATGGCCACGATGCTACGGCGGCGGCTCTCGGTCGGGCGACTCTGGCACGACCCCGCGCTACGGAGACGGTCGAGCTTCCGCAGGAGCCGGAATGGCTGATCTTCCCGGTACGCCGTGAAGGTTATCCGGTACTTCGGGCCGCAATCGGCGCCACGGAGTGTCGCCCGCCCCACTCGCAAGGCTGGTTTAAATCCCAAAGACACCGCGAGTTCATAGAAATCGCGTGCCAGCCGCTCGTTGGTGTTGATGAATTCAACCGCTGAGCCCGTCGAAGACGCATATCCGTCGGTGTCCAGCAGTCCCTGGAGCAGAGCGCGCCGTTGTCTTTCCGAAGCGCGGAGATACACCTCCGGGATGTGCTTGGCGCCCAGTACGCCCAGCCGCCGCAGTTGTGCAGTCATCGTGTCGGAGGTGTCCGGCGTATTCGTTGCGCCAGAGACTCGCGGAAATAGCCGTTCTTGGCCGAAGCGCTCTTTGCGCCTGCGCTTGGTCGCTATGGCCTGCATTGTCTTGCAGCGCCGGCAACCGTAGGAAGCCAGGTTCTCTCCCTCGAGCCGGTGCCCCCGTCTGCATTCAGTGCGCAGTGCGAGGCGCGATGGACGGCCCATTTGGAGGGTGGCCACACCGGTTGGTGTGCAGCGGATGAAGCTCGCCTCAGTGCCGGTCGCTCGCAACAGTTGATCCATACCGTCGCTGAGAAGGCCGGTGATCTGGGCCGAGTGAGCGTTGCCGTCACCCAGCCACACACCCAAGGCGTAGGGTTCGACAGGCAGGACCACGTCGGGGAGGTCCAGTGGCTCCGTGCAAGCAATGCGGTATCGACAAGCTTTTCGCCTTTGCCGGGAGATCACGACCTCAGAAGCCATCTCCTCGGTGGTCACCTCGCGGAACTTGTCTTTCCGCCGATCATGGGCAAACCAAAGGTGCTCCGCATCCGTTATGATTTCGTTTCCATCGTCGAAACACACTCGGTGGCAAGGCAGCCCATGTTTCACCTCGCTGGTGGCGAGGACGCGGCAGACGCTGCCTCTGTCATCAAACAACCGGTCACCTGGCTTGATGTCTGAAAGTGCCTTCCATCCATCCGGCGTGGGAAGGGGCGTGTCGAGCGCCAGGCACTTTCCTGACTGCGCCGCCCACATCATGACGATCGTCTCGAAGGGGCTGTTCGGGCCCATCGCGTCCATCACCGCGCGCTGATACGGCGCCCGGTCCGTGCGCCATTCGCCTTTCTCTGCCGCGGATTCCGACGACAGCCGCCGGTTCTGGTCCGCCCACTCGGAAACCGACAGATCGGGCGGAGGCGCCAGCACCTCGGCCGCCAGAATCTGGATCTCTTCAACGCGCATACTGCACTTCCGACCGCAGATCGTTGATCAATGCGCGCGCCTCGCGCAAAATCGCCTCGCGCACCTGACGTTCGTCCGTCAAAGCTGCCACTTCGGGCGCCAGCCGGTTTGGCCAGGCGAGGATCCGGTCCACGATCAGCCGCAGAACCGCCGACCAGCGCTGCTTAACGAGCTCCGCTTCGACCAGCTTGCCCATCCGGACGTCGTATTCCATCTTTCGCAGCTTGGCCTTGAACACCATGTC